CCATTCTGCTACATCATATGTAATTGTATCACTTTGTGTGTCCAAGTATGCAAACCATTCTGCAACAATAAAATCTTTGTTTGCTTGTAAATGATCTTTCGCATCAATACCGTTTTGTCCAGAACCAACCGAAGCTGGATAAGTTGACACAATACCTGAACTATCACCGTCATCTACAACGTTTTTAAGTATGTTTATTGTTTCTGTAACAGCAGCTAGTGCTGGTCCGTTTGCTTGAACTTTTGCCAATGCGCTAAACAGTTGATACAAATAATCAAAACTAGATAAGAACATACTTCTAAAACGTGGACGATAAGTAAATTCTTGTGCTTGTCTTACAACATTGTGATTACTACCGTGGGCAACATAATATGCCATCTCGGTTAGTATTTGTGTTAGTTCTGTTGTATATGTAGATTGATTATAACTTAGTTCAGTGAATTGGTCATTTATATAAGCAGTCAACTCATTTATAATAAAGTCTCTGTTAGCAAGGATATTATCTTTTGCTTCGATAACTTCATCGTCTATAAGTGTTAAATCATTCAAACTATCAGCAAGATCGCTTCCTAAATAATTTGTGTAACTACTATCACCTGCATTGAGTGTATCAACAATAACTGCAAATCTTTGATCAATTTCTTCTTTCATTGCAAGATTGTCAGTTAGTGCTTTCATTTCATCACGTGTAGCTTCAATACCATAAATTGTAGGAGCTAACTGGTCAAGAATCACTTTTCTACTTGTACTACGCAAATAACTTGTAGCAGCCGCAGTAGATTGATAATATGTTCCAAAAACAATATCACTTGTTACAGCATCAATGATTCTTCTAATATCACGTTTACAAGTTTCAACATTGTATTTGAAAGGATTTACAGATATTTCATTTGCAGTAATGTAATAATATGTATCATCACCTTCAAATTTAATAATACTACCTGTTTGAGGTTTGTCTCTCAAACTTGCAACTTCAATGATACTATTGGTTCTTAAATTTACATCTGCTGTTGCATCAACACTAGCGCCTCCGCCGATAAATCTAACTTGAGGAATTTCGGTATATCCGCTACCTCCATCAATAATACTTACAGCAGATACAGTACCTGTTGTAAAATCAACTTGAGCAGTACCTGTTGCTGTTGTTCCGCCGGCACCAAGTGGTGGATCAAATTCAACTGTAGGTACACCAGAATAACCCAATCCTGGGAAGTCTAGCGTAACACTTGCAACACTTGAATAATAATCTTGTGTTGGAACAGCAGTGGTATATGCAACTGGATAGAAGCCATCTGCAACAACACCTTCTGTACCAAAGTCACTAACACTGTTCGAAATTGATAGGTATCCACCTTTGGTTGTTAGGAAGCCCACGCTACAGAAAACTGAGAAGCAACTAACAATCTGTGTATAACCAAAGTTTGTAATATGGAATCCAATACCACCTTGAGAAATCTGTGTAAACGCATCAGCAACAAATGAAAACACAAGTGATGCTGGATCATACTCGTCTCCGTCAACAAGTATACCGCCACCGCCGCCAGTTGGATTGATTTGTTTTTCTACTGGAAGACTTGGGTTATCTTCTAGTGTAAGAGGTCTGGCTCCTGGTTCAATTCCAGGAATCTGAACTGTTTCAAAAGGAATAAATTCTGTTCCATCGTTTAACCAAGGACCGTTCATGTTAGTACAGTTTTGCACGTACGGCGATGTTGTTACAAGAGCGCCTGGACGTATTCTTGCACACCATCCAGGTGCTCTTAGTCCTCTAAATGTCATCTGGAATAAGTAACAACCGTTACCCATAAAGAACAAATCATCTGTGTTGTTCTTAGGAAAAATTCTTGTGTTACGTAATTCGCCTTGTCCTGAAACAGTTACAAAATCACGAAGTGTGATAGGATTGTTTTCATAATAGTCGCCAGGAGCAACTATAATCAAACTACCTTCCGGAGCAACCTCGGCTGCTTTTTTAACACTAGCAAAAGCACCATTTTTATCTGCACTTTGGCCATCGTTGTCATCACTTCCGTCTTCTGTTACATAGTATACATTTCTTGTTTTAGGACCGGAAGCATCACCTGTAACAACCACGTCGGCATCAATTCTAAATTGTTTTCCCTCATCGAGGTTCATTTCCATGTTGCCGTCAGCTGTCAAGATAAATGTATTATCTCCAACCTTCCTGCTATGTATCGACTGTCTCTTTATAAAACTCATTTAAACTTCCAAAAAACTCAATGTTGCTGATAAAACTGTAGGTGATGCACCTACACATACTACTGTGTCGCCTTCTTCTAAAATCAATCTTTCCGCTGAAAAAGTAAATGTATCAGCACTATCAATTGGCAAATCATTTATAATACGATTTGCATCTGATTTTGATTGACCATCAGGTATAACATGAATATCAACTTTAGTATCGTTTGTTCCGCTACCATCATTGATACCGTTGTTACAAACAATAATTGTTGTAAGAGCATATTTTTTTCCAGCAGGAACAGTGACTAATGTTGTGTCTGTTGAGAGTATATTTGCATTCACTATTGCCATCTTTATTCCTTAAAATATAATACTGTATAGCAGGGCTTTATTCCTACTAACAAATTCGTCTTGTGTGCCATCTTGGTTGATAAAAAACAATCCAGTTCCGCCATCTGCTAGTGTTTTACTGTAAAGTGTAACACCTTCTGCAGGAGGATCAGCAGGATCTGATTCAAGCATAAAGTTTTGCCAACCATCGATTTGTACTTGACCTGTTCCGCTACCACGCAGTCTGATATTGCTATCAATACTACTTGTTGTAACGACAGGAATATCACCAGGATCGTTTATAATACGCAGTGTACCAAACTCTACTCTACTATCAAAAAAGTTTGTAAAGTTTGATCCATCTAAAGTAATAACAACTTTTGTATCGCCGCCGTCAATGTCAGCATCAAATACTTCTACGCTACTATCATCTTTTTCAATCTTTGATTGGAAAAAATATTCGTGATAGCTGTCTACATATTCAACAACACCAGTAGCGTTTATAAGTGCATCTTCTTTTCCAGCATTGATTGCACCAGCAAGAAAATTTATTTCTTTGTCTAGTGGATCAGGTGAAGTGTAATTCCAAATTTGACGCTCATAATCTGTTGTATCAAATGCTACAACAACACCAGTACCTTGACCGATTAAATACAAATCTTCATTTGTATCTGTCATGATACTGCTGGCATGAATACCAGCGTAGTCACCGTTACCTAATTTGAAAATAAAAGCACCTTCTGTAGAATCAGGTTTGCCGCCTGCTCTAATAGTGCTAATTTCTTCATCATAAAAAACTCTAGCATCAAATCTGTCTGGGCCACGTCCTATAATTAAACCAGCTTGGCGATCGTAGCCATCAAGCAAATCTGTAATACCGCCGTCGCCGCCGGGGTCATTACTATTGATTGTAAGTGTCTTATCTGCGATACTAACTTCAGTTGACTCTACTGTGGTTGTTGAACCAAACACATCCAAGTCGCCTGTAATTTTTACTTTACCGCCTTCGCCAGTATCTAATACAATCTCACCGTTTTCGTTGATTTGTATTGTATATCTGTCGACACCTATCTGGTTAAAACGCTCAGCCATTTAAGTTCTCCTTAAACTGCTGTTAGTACAATATAATCGCTTGAACTATCGTTTTCTAAAACCCAAGTGTATCTGTTACCTGAAAAATCTGTTGCAATTCTTTTTGTCATTTTTGCAATTGGAGTAGGTGCTGCACTGTTTCCGCCTACATAGCCGTTGATTCTCATTTCGCCATTGCTGTTAGGAATTGTGTTTTGTAGTACAAGTGGACCTAAATTAGTTCCGTCTTGATTTTTACAAGTAAATGTTTTTGCGCCACGCTGTTTGTAAATGTATGCGTAGTTTGTTGTTGTGTTGTATGTTGCATCAGTGTATGCAGTTCCGCCTGCATATGCTTCTACTCTGATACCTGTTGCTGATCCTAATGGTGTACCAATAGCGTCGGTTCCAAGTACATCTTTTTTTAGTGGACGTCCCATTGTTTTCTCCTTATGTTGACGTTCTAGGTCTACGCAGTGGGTGCTGCATAAGTCCTCGACGAGGCTCATTACCTTATCATAAGTATTTATCATTTTAGTAAAAATGGGTTATTACATCCATAAAAAAAGGCCTGCAATTATGTTGCAGACCTTTTCTATAATATATGATAGGTTGGACTAAGGATTACCAACAACCGCCTCAACAGATCCTGTCCATTAATTCAGCGGAGCCTAGCATCGGATAGTTACTTCCAAAATACGCATCTTCATGTCTCCATGCTCATGCGCTGCCACTACAGCTACTAGCCAAGTTACTGCCTCTGTAAAGCAGCGTTTCCTTGCACTATCTAACTCGGACCGTCGTCTTTGTTATGTATTAAATATAGCATATACAAAATAAAAGTCAACCAGTTTATTCAACTTTTTTTAAATTTTCTGCATGTTTTCTGCCATTTTTTTCTATTGGCTCGTATTCAACTCTATCACCTAACACAAGTTTGTGTTCTTTCTTTTTAAACAAAACATCGTGTCTATTTTGTCCCCATTCGTCTGGACGTATCAATCCGTGTATACCAATAAATTTATAAACTTGTCCTGTTACTATCATTACATCATCTCCAGTTGTAATAGTGTTTGATCTAATTTGCCAAAGTTATAAAGATGGATAGGATTATCTCTTAAATCTTTTACAAACTTTACAGTGTTGAAACCTTTTGTGTTTACATAAGTTAGTCCACGTAAATTACCAACTGCATATGCTACACTATCAGTAAGTCCACATAGTCTAGCATACTTCCACAGTCCTTCTAGTGTGCAATTAGTTGCTACACCAAAACGTGTTTTCTTTTCCCAAGTGTTTAGCAGTCGTGGATTAAAACACAGTTGACTTATACCGCCTTTAAAATGCATATACTTTGTCCATTGCATATTTGCATATGTTTCACTTTGTGGATATACTCCGCAGTACATATCAAAACCATAATCTTCTATAGTATCTCTTACTTCATAAAAAGTTTGATAAACTTTGCCTTCATATGTACTACCGCCGATAATCAAAACTTTATCAACGCCTGCTTTGCGCATTGCTATACAGTTTTCGTGTAATTCTTTTTCACTTTGCAAATTACGTGCTGCAATATGTGCAACTGCTTTTGCACTACCTGCTTGTTGATTTAATTCAATTGCAGCATCTTTAACACGAGATAAATCTGTTTTAGGCAAATGTGTTATACTTACACTACTTGCTGTATCAACTGCATATTGACTTAGTTTTTGTTTAGGAGTTTTTTCTACACTTATGTCCATGTAGTACTTATAATAAAAATAGGCCCCGTAGGGCCTATTTTAAAACTTATAAAACTAAAACTTAGCTGAAGCTTAGGTTATTTGTTGTAACTTGTACTTCTTCTAAGTAGTCAGCTGCGTTACCTAGAGACGAAGCTGTATTCGATAGCTCAACATATCCATAACGTGTCATGAACGAAACTGTTGGCTCGAATGTGCTTGGATCTAGGACAACACCTGAAGACATTAGTGGGATGTATGGGCAGTAGAACGCTGCTGCGTCTGACTCGCTTGTACCTTTGTATCCAACTAATACGTCATCATCTGCTGCGTATGTGTTTACGTAAATTTTCATTGCGTTGTTCAATGTACCAACCATTTTTGTGTTTGTTGGTGCTTCGAATGTACCTTCTGTAGTACGTGCAAATGCTGAAGTTGTAGCAGACTGTAAGATTGTCAATACAGCTGGAGATACAACAGCCCAGTTACCTGCGCCTCTACGTGTACGTTGTGCAATGCGGTTTGCTGCACGGTTGATTAAAACTGCAAGTGCTGCATGTTCGTCACCAACGAATGTAGCTGTACCAGATACTGCTGCTTGATCATATGTATCTGTACCTGTGCCTGCTAATGAGCTTAGGCTTGCTAGTACTTCTTGATCGATTTCAGCAGTAATTTCTTGTGCTAGAGCAGCCATAATTTCTGCTTCAACATCAATACCATGCTGTGACTGAGCGTCTTGAGCTGCTTCGAATGTCCAACGTGCGCTTAGTTTGCGTGTTTTCGCTTCGACAGTTTGCTTCAAGATTTGAATGCTTAGTCTGTTACCTGCTTCGCCTTCAAGCGCCGCAGTTGCATCTGCTTTTGCAGTTGTTGTGTTACCCGAGTATGCTTCAGCAATTTTGAATGGGCTTAGTGCTTCTTCACCTGCTGTTGCGCCTGATGCGCCTGAGCCTGCTGTGTCTGAATAACGCACACGTAGTGTGTGAATCTGACCAACTGGACCAGTCATTGGTTGTACACCAACTAGTTCATTTGCAATGACTGTTGGCATAACACGTCTGATCACTGGAAGGATCACACGGTTTAGTGTTGCGATGTTACCGGCAGATGTAGCACCAGCAGTTGCGGTTTCAGCCAAATACTTGCGAGTATTTTCTAGTGTTGAAGCCATTACTGCTTTCTTATTGCCTTGTAGGCCTTCAAGAAGTGCGCTTTTTGTATCGTGCCAGCGACTTTCTAATAGTTCTGACATTGGTTTCTCCTCTTTATAGTCCAGCAAGACGTTTTAAATCAATTACATTATGATCTACGTCTGCTTTGATGTCATTTGTTTGGGTTCTGTTGCCTGTTACTTCTTTTGCCTCTGCTAGTACTGCCTTCTTCTTCGCTGGAGTGTTACCGTCGATAACTGCCGGTAGGTATTTGTCAAACGCAGAACGAAGTCTGTCAGTTTGAACTGATTCCAGTAAGTCTACCATAATTTCACGCTGGTCTTTGCTCAATGGCGCAACCATATCGTTAATCGTGTCTTTGCGTTTTGCACTTTCTGTAATCATTTTATTTTGATTAGCCTGTGCTTCTGCAAGTTTAATTGCTTTAGCCGCTGCTTCTCTTGCTTCTGCTAGTTGCTTGTCTTTTGTACCAACAACTTTCATAAGTTTTGAAGTTTCACTCTTCTCGTTTAGATATGAGTGTTGATATTCGTTAGCAAATGCTTCGAATAACTTACGACCAAAATCATTTTCACGTGCTGCATCAATATCTTCTTTCAGTGCTGCAATCTCTTTTTTGAGACCTTTTGCAACTGTTTCTGATACTAATTTGGCACTTTTTTGAATAAAGTCTGTTTTAACTTTATTTACATGAGCTTTGCCTTCACGTACTAAGCGTACTTTTGTTTCGGCAAGATCTTTTTTGTCTTCGTAAAACTCTGCAATTTCTTTTGCAAGTGACTCAACTACAAACTCTTCTAGAGCAACAAACTTATCAGCCATTGCTTTTTGATCGCTATGTAGTTCTTTGATTTCAGTTGCTAGTTGTTCACTAACAAATGATTTCAATAGATTGGCATTTCTACGCTGCGCAATAGCAAATTTTGCTTTTGCTTCTGCTAATTGCTTACGATCTTCTTGGAATTCTTTGATTTCTTCGCTAAGTTTTTCTGTCATCATAGCATCAATGGCTTCAACCATTGTTGTTTTATCATGCTCATACTTTTTAGCAAATTCTTCACGTAGTTCCGCAGTCGCTTGCAGGCGATTTTCTTTCACCTTTGCGTTCCATGCTTCTTCTAGTTCTGAGCGCACT